CCCTGGTAACCACGATCTTTATTATCGCGATAAACGTGATGTACAAAGCGTGGAATGGGCTAAACATCTTCAGAATGTGGTCATTTGCAACGATTGGCATATTAGCGGCAACGTGGTTATTGCTCCTTGGCTAGTAGGCGATGACCACAAACGGATTAGTAAACTAAATGCCAAGTACATGTTTGGGCACTTTGAGCTGCCGCATTTTTACATGAACGCCATGGTACAGATGCCGGACCACGGCGATGTCAAACAAGATTCGTTTGGGCACATTGAACATGTGTTCACTGGGCATTTTCACAAAAGACAAACTCAAAAAAATATCACCTACATTGGCAACTGCTTTCCGCACAACTACGCCGATGCTGGCGATGATGAACGTGGCATGATGATACTTGAATGGGGACAGCAGCCTGAATATTATGCCTGGCCCAATCAACCTAGATATCGCGTGTATCAATTGAGTGATGTGTTGCTTAATACTGAAACTATGCTACAACCCGGAATGCATGTGCGTGTAAATCTTGATGTGGATATCAGTTACGAAGAAGCCACATTTATTAAAGAAACTTTTATTGAAACATACAAACTAAGAGAAATTACGCTAATTCCACAAAAAGTGGCCAACGAGGATATCAACTACGATATCACCGGTAATATCATGTTTGAGAGTGTTGATACCATTGTAACCAATCAGCTTACTAATATTGATAGTAAACAATACGATTCTAAACTGTTGATGGACATTTATAGAAACCTATAATGAGCAATATAGTGTTACTGGGTTTACCAGGATTGTATCAAAATTGGTTAATGTCTGCTGTAGATCCAAACAGCAAAGTGCAATTGCACGGCAAACAAAATTTCTTTTGTAGTCAAAGTCGGGTCAAGTGGGTTATTAAGACTGGCCTAGCGGATTATCCTGTTGCGTCTGATGACCTGACTGTAATCAATTTGATTGTTAACGAAAATAATTTTCCCTGGTACATGTACAATTTGTATGAAAAAACTTACGACATAAAAATAATGATAGCAACGTTTGCCAAAGATATCATAGAAAAAGGGGATAAGTTTTCAATTTTTGACCATACCAAAAATGACTTGCTTTATCAATTTGATGATCTACGTGATGATAATTTAATTGAATATTTTTATAAATTATTTAGATCTAACGATCATTATTTGCATACTGCAACACGCGAATCTAGAAATAATTACATCAATATTGAATTTGACAATTTTGCTCAGCCTGATCTGTTGGCCAATAAACTTGGTTGTGTGCCAGGGTTCGATCTAACACATTTTTCTTCTCTGTACAAATTATTAGTGGATAGAAACTCTAAATATCTGAATAGGAAAAAAGATTTTCACTCAAGATTGGCAAATTTATGTTTAGATTATGATATAATTGAAACAGCATACATTGGTAAACTGGCGTCAATTGTCTTCAATAAAGAACTGGATTGGGGTAACTTAATTATTCGACAAAATGTACTCAAACACAAACATCAAGAAATCAGTGACTTAGCAAGGGAATTGTGTTAAACTAACATTATGTTCAAGATAAAATCATTATCAGTTAAAAACTTTATGAGTGTGGGTAACGCCACTCAAGCAGTTCAATTTGATCGCAAAGATCTAACATTGGTGCTAGGACAAAATCTAGATCTTGGCGGAGACGATACCGGTGCCAGAAACGGTACAGGCAAGACCACTATTATTAATGCACTGAGCTATGCTTTATACGGTAGCGCATTAACCAATATTAAAAAAGATAACTTGATTAATAAAACCAACAGCAAAGGCATGTTGGTTACTATTGATTTTGAAAACAATGGCATAGCATACAAGATTGAACGTGGTCGCAAGCCCAATACCATGGCATTCTATATTGGCGATCAAGAACAAGAAATTACCGATGAGTCGCAAGGCGATAGTAGAGAAACACAAGCAGAAATAGAACGTATGTTGGGCATGAGTCATGACATGTTCAAGCATATTGTGGCTCTCAACACATATACCGAACCATTTCTTGCTCTTAAAGCCAATGAACAGCGTACTATCATCGAGCAGTTGCTTGGTATTACTATGCTAAGTGAAAAAGCAGACGCACTTAAAGAACAACTAAAAGCCACCAAGGATGCTATCACTGCCGAAGAGTATCGTATCAAAGCAGTCAATGATGCTAATGGACGTATACAAGAACAAATTGATTCCACCAAGCGTAGACAGCAGATGTGGAATACCAAACAGCTGAGCGATATCTACCAATTGAAGCAGGCCATTGATGCAATCGGAGATTTAAATATTGAACAAGAATTATCAAATCACGACGCATTGCAAACACAGAATGAATTGGTTAAAGCTGCTGCAGAAGTCAATAAGTGGAAAATTGCCTGCGAACAAGAACAAGTAAAATTAATAAAAACTCAAGACAAATTAAAAGCTGAAATAGAAAAACTCGAGAAGCATGAATGTTATGCGTGTGGGCAAGCCATACACGACGACAAACATGAACAAGTATTAGCAGACAAACGTGCCGCTGTGCAAGAAACCAGTTTGCAATATCTTGCCAACGATACACAACTTGCAGAGCACATCAATACACTGGCAGAACTGGGTGAGCCCGGGCCAATGCCTATGGTATTTTATGATACCAAAGAAGATGCTATCGATCATAAAAATACCTTAGCAAATTTACAGCAGCAAATAGCTGCAAAAGAAACAGAGGTGGATCCTTATGCAGAACAAATTCGAGAGATGGAGACTCATGCTGTAGAAGAAATTGACTATGATAATATCAATGCATTGGCCAATGTCAGAGAACATCAGGAGTTCTTGCTCAAACTGCTAACCAACAAAGATAGCTTTATACGTAAACGTATTATTGATCAGAATCTCAGTTACTTGAATGCCAGACTAGGGCAGTATTTGGATCGTATTGGCTTGCCGCATACTGTAAAATTCCAAAATGACCTAACAGTCAGCATTGAAGAACTGGGACGTGAACTAGACTTTGATAACTTGTCACGTGGTGAGCGTAACAGACTAATATTAAGTCTGAGTTGGGCGTTCCGTGATGTGTGGGAAAGTTTATATCAACCCATCAACTTGCTGTTTATTGACGAAGTGATTGATACAGGTATGGACAGTTCGGGTGTAGAAAACAGTCTAGCTATATTAAAGAAAATGGCACGTGAAGGCAATAGATCAGTTTGGCTGGTATCTCACAAAGATGAGCTAGCCGGACGAGTAAACAATGTGTTGAGTGTGGTAAAAGAAAACGGGTTCACTACGTATAACACGGATGTGGAAATTGTATAAAGTTTTGCATTTAGAACCTACTGATGTCTGTCAGGCTGCATGCCCACAATGCGCTCGAGAAACTGACCAAGCATTTGATAAAAAATCACGACATCACTTGACTATTGATCAGATATTATCGTCAATAGATACCAATACAATACGCAATCTAGATAAAATGTACATGTGCGGAGTGTACGGAGATCCTGCAGCTGGTCAACATTGTATTGATATTTTTAAATACTTCCGACAAATTAATCCTGATATTGTGTTAGGAATGAATACAAACGGAGCAATTAATAATACCAATTGGTGGATAAACTTGGCCTCTGTGCTGAATAAGCCCAAAGACTATGTGGTATTCAGTATTGATGGTTTAGAAGATACCAATCACATATATCGCCGCAATGTACAGTGGAATAAATTAATGGAAAATGCACAGGCATTCATTGGTGCAGGTGGCCTAGCACATTGGGACATGCTGGTTTTTGATCACAACGAACATCAAGTTGATCATTGCCAGCAAGCAGCCAAGGATCTAGGATTTTATTTTTTTAGAGCAAAAGTAAGTCGCAGGCATTACACCACACCTATTAATTTTTTAAAAAAACCAAAAAATTGGCAAGATCCAACAACGGTTAGTGGAAAAATAAAATGTTTGGCTCTAGAAGAAAAAGGATTATACATATCTGCTCGTGGTGTTGTTCATCCGTGTTGTTGGCTAGGCACCATTGATGGTGCTACTATAGATCAATTTGATCACGTACAGTCCCAATGGGGAATTGACCCTGATTCTGTCTGCCAACAGATTTGTGGAACAAGCAATGCTGGCAGCAGTTTTACTAGTCAATGGCAGAGAGAAATTCAATTTTTTAATTAATGTTTAACTACAAAAATATTATAGAGTATCAACTAGAAATTACAACTTATTGTAATGCTGCCTGCCCTCAGTGTCCTAGAAACGTACAAGGCTCAGGTATTAATCCTCACATGCCGTTGGTGCATTTAAGTAGAGATGCTATTGATGCTGCCTTCTCCGTTGATCACTGTGCGAAACTTCGACAAATATTTTTCTGTGGCAGCTATGGTGATCCTATCATGCATCCTGACTTCTTGGATATATTACAAGACTTTAGACGTAAAAATCCAACGTTATGGTTGTACATTCACACCAACGGCGGCGTTCACGATGAAAGTTACTGGGCAGAAATTGCCACTATCATGAATGGCTACGGTCAAATTGACTTTGGCTTTGACGGACTAGAAGACACTTTACATTTGTATCGCCGTAGTGTAAAATATGACATTGCTATGCGTAATGCGCGAGCATATATCAATGCAGGCGGTCGAGCACAATGGAATTTTATTGTGTTTCGACACAATGAACATCAAGTTGAACAAGCAAGGGCATTAAGCAACGAGTACGGTTTCTTTAATTTCCTCGCTAGAAAAACCGGTCGTTTTTACGATCACACAAACGAAGATATATACCCAAATTGGCCTGTGCTGGATAGGAATAAAAAAGTGTTGTATGTTATTGAGCAACCGGTTGGCACTGAGTGGCAGAACCCAAGCGTACAAAAGATAGCAGTATTAAAAAAGATGCATGGTAGTTTTAAAGAATATCTAACGCAAACACCAATCAAGTGCGATGCTTTGTTGGGCAATAAAGTTGTTATCACTGCCGAGGGTCTGGTATTGCCATGTAACTTTTTTGAACATAATTTATACGATGCTAGATTTTATACACACGATGCATTACCTGGAGCAAATGCAGCAAGTTCTATTGATGGTAAAAATCAAGTTAGAGAATTTGTCGCTGTTTACAAAAACGAATTAGATATCAATACAAAAAAATTAGATGACGTTTTTAAATCTAATTTCTGGTCTGAACTGGTTGATCGCTGGTCCGGGCCAAACAAAATTATGGAATGTGCAATGACGTGCGGTGAAAAATTTACCAAAGTATGGGATCAAGGAGGGTCTATTAGATGAAAATGTTAGTTACAGGCGGTAACAGAGGACTAGGTAAACACCTGGTTGAAACTTTTGGAGCGGATAGTGTTAGTCGCGAAAATGGCTATGATATTACAAAAAACATTAAAGAGAATGCTGACAAAAGCATCATGTATGACATATTCATTAACAATGCATTTGATGGCCCACCGCAAGAATCATGGGCAAACTTTGCACAAACTAATTTGTATATGGCTGTGTACGACAAATGGAAAGCAGCAGGAAAGGCTGGATATATTTTTAACGTAGGCAGCGTTGGTGGAAAACACATTGTTAGCCCAGAACCTAGATTTGAAACATATCGGATCTCCAAGGCTGCACTAGAGCATGCCAGCAAGCAGGGCACACAAGCCTTTAAAACCAATTTGGTGCCGTTTAAAACCACATTGCTTACCTTGGATAGACTAGACACTGAACTTAGTCGCAGTCGTCCTTCATGGACAGGAAATGGTATCCATTTACGCGATGTATCTAATTTTATTGAATTTACCAAAACAATGTCACCAAATGCCTGTATTGAAGAAATAACATTTTATTGTAACTTTGACTACAAGGCATAATTATGTTACATGACATGGCTATTCGAAAACACTCAAATTGAATCCTTACCCGAGGATTGCGTGGGCTTTGTGTATTTGATAACAAATACTGTGTCCGGGCGCAAGTACATCGGCAAAAAACTAGCTAAATTCTCAAAAACTACATACAAAACAGTAAAACTCAAGAACGGCACAAAGAAAAAGAAAAAGATTCGTAGCAAAATTGACAGCGATTGGCAACTGTACTATGGATCAAACGACGAACTCAAACGAGATATAGAAACACTAGGCCCAGAAAAATTCACCAGAGACATACTCTACTACTGCAAATCCAAAGCTGAATGCTCATACATTGAAGCACGAGAACAATTTAGACACCAAGTCTTAGAATCAGATGCGTACTACAACGGACAGATCTCAGTCCGTGTCCATGGCTCCCACATCAAAAACAAATTAAGTAGTTAAGCCA